CGCGGACCTCTTTAACCCGTTTGTAGGTAACCAAACAAAAATAACAAGGAGAAACTAGATGCAAGAAACTAGAAACGAGAAACAAGTAGCTGTAAAACAAGAAGCAGGTCTGCCTTCAAAAATTGATTTTGAAGCAGATAAAAATTCAGGTTTTGAAAACTTGGTCGAGCAAACAGTTGCTTTACCAATTTTAAAACTTTTACAGAACGGATCAGCAGAAGCAAAAAAGCGTGATCCGAAATATGTTACAGGAGCTGAACCTGGCATGCTTTATAACACAGTCACAGGGAAATTGTACGACGGAGAAAAAGGTGTACAAGTCATTCCTTGCTATCTTGACTTTGAGTACCAAGAATGGGCTGACTTCGGAACAGGATCAGGGAGACCTGAAAAAATATATCCTGCCGACAGTGATATTCTTTCTAAAACAACTAAGGACTCGATGGGTAAGGATAGATTACCAAACGGTAATTATATCCAAACATCGGCTCAATGGTTTGTAATTGTTTCGGACGAAAAAGGTTCAGAAACAGTTATGATGTCGTTTTATGGCTCACAATTACCAGTTAGTCGTAAATGGAATGCTGCTCAAATGAGTATTTCATTCGACGGTAAAGATGGACCATATACACCATCACGTTTTAGTCATATTTGGAAGATATCTACTATAGAGAAAAGTGGTAAAGGAAATACGTGGTATGTTTATAAGTATGAATTAGTTCGTAAATTAGATCCTGTTAAAGAAGTAAATCTTTACAACAGGGCTAAACAATTTAAAGCAAATTGTAAAGCTAGAACTAAAAACAGAAAAGAAAATTTATCATAAGTTTCCACACCGGATGGAAAGGTGGGCGAGAGCGGGAGACTTAACTCGCCCATACATAAATTATGATGAAAGAATTAGAAAAATTTATAGAAATATTTGGGGGCTTAGACTGTGCTTACGGCATAACCCGAAAAAGTAATCAATTTGATGAACGGGGTAAAAATAAGACAGATTCTTTTACTATTCTAAAGCCACCAGGTAAAAATTTATGGAAAAATCATCTAGAAGGAAAAGATCCTGGTCTAGGTATTGTCCCTATAAGAAAAGATAATAAATGTAAATGGGGATGTATTGATATTGACGTCTATGATGGACTGGACCATAAAAAAATTATAGAAAAATTAAAAAGTAAAAATATTCCCATAGTTGTATTTAGGTCAAAATCAGGTGGGGCACATTGTTTCCTTTTTGCCAAAGAACCTATTCCTGCAATCATTATGAGAGCAAAATTAAAACTTATAGCGTCAGCTATAGGTTATGCAAACGCAGAAATATTTCCAAAACAAGATTACATTAGAGTAGATAGAGGAGACACAGGAAGTTTTTTAAATCTTCCTTATCATGGTAATGAAAAAAGTACACGATACGCATTTAATGAAAAAGGAGAAGGATTAAAATTATCAGAGTTCTTTAATTTATATGATAGAATAGTTTTAACCCAAAAAGAAATTAGTAACATAGAAATAGAAAGCGAAAAAGAAAAGGAGAATGAGTTTAGAGGTATGCCTCCATGTTTAGTTACTTTATTAAGTGATGGAGTTCCAAACGGTCAAAGAAATAATTGCATGTATAATGTTGGTGTTTATCTTAAGAAAAGATACCCAGAGAAAGACGAATGGAAGAGTTTTATGTATGACTACAATAAAAAATTTATGAAACCTCCCTTAGACGCAACAGAAATAGAAACTTTGAATGAATCTTTAGATAGTAAGGAATATAATTATAAATGTAAGGATGAACCTATAGCAAGTTTTTGTGATGCAAAAAAATGTGTAACTAGAGAATTTGGGATTGGAGATAATGCTCCTGTTCCCGAAATGTCTGAAATAAGAAAGTATGATTCAGATCCTCCAATATATTTTGTATCCATTGGAGGAGAAAGTGTTGAAGTTGATGACGCAACATTACACGATCCAGAAAAATTTTCTTTAGCTTGTATGAATCAAATTGGTAAACCAATGATGCCTGTTCCAAAACATGCATGGAGAAAATTACTAATAAAATTATTTGCTAAAATAGAAGTTATACCAGCGCCAGCTTCTTCTAAAGTTGATGTACAATTAAGAGAAATACTAGCAGACTATATAAATAAAACACCAGGAAGAGAGATGGAAGATGTTTTAAGAGGAATTGCATATACGGACGAAGAAGGCATTACTTATTTTAAATTTCCAAGATTTTGGAAGTATTTACTTAAGACTAAATCTTGGGCTGAAAGAACTTATCCTAAAGGAAAAACGATTAGACTAATGGAAACATTATTTGGAGTAGAGGAGAAAACTAAAAAAGTATCTGGAAAAAATAATCGAGTTATGGTTATGAAAACTATAAAACTTGATAGACCTAATCCTAGAATTAATGGAAAGAAAAAAGAGCCATGGGAATAAGAACAGTTATACCTGGGCCTCCAGGGACAGGTAAAACTTTTAGACTTGTTAACCATTATTTAGAAAAAGAAATTAATGAGTATAAAACAGATCCTCAGAAAATAATTTTTATATCCTACAGTAATGCTGCAATTAATGATGTAAGTATAAAACATAACCTTTTGTATATCTCTACAATGCACAGGTTAGGAACAAAAGAACTTAAAATTAATACTGAAAAACTCTTACTTCAAGGTAAAAGAAAATGGGATATATTTAAAAATCAAGAAGGACATGAGGCTTATAGGGAAATGTCTTTTGAAACTAAATTAGATGCTGCAGGTAATCCACAGTACGAAAATAATCACATGCGAATAATACAATATGCTAGAGCTAAAAAAATAGACTTGGAGCGAGCAGCTTTTGAACTATCACTGGAACATGGAGAAATAGATTTTACTCATCAATTAAATCAAGATTTAATAACATTTAAAAAGCATTCTAAAATGATAGAATTTCATGATATGATAAAGTTATTTGAAGAAAAAGACAGAATGAATAACCCGGACAGTTTAATTAGTGATGTTGAAGTAGTTTTTTTAGATGAAGCACAAGATTTAAGCCCCTCACAATTTGATATGTTTTTCTACATAGAAAAAAATTGTAAAAGATCCTACATAGCAGGAGATGATGATCAAACTATTTATACTTTTCAAGGAGCTGACCCAAACATATTTATAAATTTAGAAAAACAAAATTTGCCTAAAGGATGGAAAGCAGAAAAAGATGAACAAATTCAGTCTCATCGAGTTCCAATAAAAATTCACGCTAAAGCTTTAAAAGTTTTAGATCAAATTCCAACAGATGATCGATTAGAGAAACCTTGGAAACCTAGAAACACTGAAGGAGAAATTTTTGAACACTATTATTTAGACAACATAGATTTTACAGAAGGAAACTGGATGGTATTAGCTATGACTAATAAATTTTTAGACGAAATAGGAGAACATTTTTTTAGAATTGGAATGAGATTTAAGCGTAAAATAAATAATATTTTAACCGGGGATGTTTTAAAGTCGTACAGAACCTGGATTCGTTTACAAAAAGGTGAAGTGGTTGAAGGAAAAGATGCTAAAAAAATGTACGAAACATTTCTTCGGTATAAAGACGGACATGTGGCGCATGGATTCTCTAGTGGAGATTCTTTAGAAGGGATAGAATATATAAGTTTAAATGAACTAAAAAAAGATCACGGGCTGCGAGCGGCAGGAAGCTGGGAGCAATTTAAAATTGGTGAAGACACTAAGAATTATATGAAAGCTTTACTAAAAAGAGGAGATGATCTCATGGATGATTCTAAAATTGAATTATCTACTATACATGGAGCAAAAGGAAGAGAATGTGAAAATGTTATTTTATTTACAGATTATGGAACAGAAGAACAAAGGCTTTTTTTATTAGAAGCTGAAAGAAATCCAAACGCACAACATAGATTAATGTTTGTTGGAATAACTCGGACTAAACAAAGATTATATATTATGGCTCCTTTAACAACTAAGTATTATACGATAGGAGAACCTATTATATGAGTTCATATAAAAAACAAATCGGTGGATCACACTACAAGAACATGAAAATTCAGCCGAGCAAATTTATAAACGACAACAAGTTGCTATTTGCAGAGGGAAATGCTATTAAATATATCTGCAGGCACGCTGCAAAAAATGGAAAGGAAGATTTAGAAAAAGCTAAACATTATATTGATATGATTATTGAGAGAGATTATTCACACAAAGAAGAAAATCCATTAGAAAAGAAAAATTACTGGGGAATCTTAAAAAAATAATGTGGCAAGCAACAAAAGAATGGGTATGCCCCGAATCCTTTCCAGATTTACGAAATTATAACTGTATTTCTATAGACTTAGAAACAAGAGATCCCGGACTAAAAACTAGAGGTTCTGGAGCTTTAATTAACAATGGTGCTATTGTAGGAGTAGCAGTAGCTGTTGATGGATGGTCAGGATATTACCCTTTTGGCCATGATCAAGGAAATTTTTTTGATGAAAAAAGAGTTATGGAATGGGTTAAAGAAGTTTGTGCCCTACCTTCAATTAAAATATTTCATAACGCCATGTATGATGTCTGTTGGTTGAAAGCTTATGGAGTCGAAGTAAAAGGAACTATAATAGACACTATGGTCATGACATCTTTAATAGACGAAAGTAGATTATTTTATTCATTAAACAGTGTCTCGTATGATTATCTTAGAGAAGTCAAAGATGAGAAAGCTTTAACTGAAGAAGCTGAAAAAAGAGGGATAGATCCCAAAGCTGAAATGTATAAACTTCCGGCCATGTATGTAGGAGCTTATGCTGAAAAAGATGCAGAATTAACATTAAAACTTTACAGAGTTCTAAACGAAAAAATAAAAGAAGAAAATTTAGGGGAAATATTTAAGTTAGAAACAGATCTTTTTCCTTGCTTAATAGATATGAAAGTTAAAGGCGTTCGCGTAGATGTCCAAAAAGCGCACCTATTGAAAAAAGAGCTACTTGGACAAGAAAAGCTATTGCTGCAAGAAATAAAAAAAGAAACACAAGAAGATGTTCAAATATGGGCTGCAAGAAGCATCGCCAAAGTTTTTGACAAGCTTGATTTAAAATATGAAAGAACTGAAAAAACAAACGCGCCCTCCTTTACTAAAAATTTTCTTACTAATCAGAGTCATCCTATTGTTAAAAAAATTGTTAAAG